AAACAGATGAAGTCCTCATGAAAACTTCAGATGATGGAAAACCCGAATTGAAACCTCGCTCAATTGCAAACGTTAGTCCCGTAGTAGCCGCAGCAGTTGGTCCCAGTATCTACACTGCTCAAAAATTGCTAGGTGACATCTGGCCAATTAACCCTGAATTTCATTTGGAGTTCTTTGACATTCCAAGCTTAGAAGGCCCCAAACGTTACTTTTATTACATCTCCATAGCATTTGCTAGTGGAGCCACCGATAAAGATCTTTCTGATTGGTGGGCCAAAGTCACTTTCTTCAGCCAACTTCATGCAGAGATTCCTATTATTTCCCTCATTGTTGGGGGGGATGATAGTTTTTGTGCAATCTTTTTCCAAGGAGAGATGATTGGTGTGGAAGGAGATTTCAGTATGTATGACCAAAGTCAACAGCTCGGTCCTCTAACTTTAGAATGGTGCAAACTCAAGGCTATGGGCGTGCCTACACGAGTGTTGGAAATCTTAAGAGAGACTGCTTTCGCCAAGTATGTCGCTTTTAGCAGAGACAAACACGCTCCTGCACGAGTAGCAATTGACAAGAAAAAACACGTCATGAGAGACACAGGTGGAACCAACACTACATTAGGTAACTCCAGTAACACCGGAGATATTTGGCATTTGATTATGCGCCTGATGTTGGCTCTGTTCTTCTCTGCTCTTTCATTGCCGTTGGAAGTCTTCGCCAACGCCGACGCTTATGTGTCTTACTTCCTTCAGTTTGGTTTCAAGGTTAAGATCAAGATTCATCGGTCTATTGAGACGGCCACTTTCTTGAAAGGGATGTGGTATCCATGTGAATCCGGATCAGGTTATTCCTACTTCTGGGGCCCTTTACCTTCTCGAATTTTGAAAGCTTGCAAAAGCATTCGCAATCCAAGCAGCATTTACAAGATGGATTATCAGACTAGTTGTGAATTGTTTCTGCACGACATGGCCCTTTGCTACGATGCTTTTGTGGCAGTTCCTGCATTGCGGGTCCTTAGACGCTTTATTCTAGGGACCAGACCTAAACGCTTTCACTATTTGAGTGAACACAAGATCCAAGCCGACACAACTCGTCCTAAGCCGAAGTTGAATGTCGCTCATACCTTAGAGATCCTAAGTCTTCGGTATGGTGTCCCTCCAGAGATGTGGCATGATTTTGAACGACAGTTCCCTGACCACCTCTTCGTGTTTTTTCAACATCCTCTAGCCCGACATATGGCTAGAGTTGATTACTCCTAAGTCACCAGAAAGGCTCTAGCGTTGTAGAAGGCGGTTGCTAGAGAAGGGGTCCCTAAACCCCAGTGAATAGGAGGCGTATACAAAATCTAAAACCCCCCCCCTATGAACTCTTCCCGTAGAAATGCAAAACCCTCCGTGTCTCAACAGCCAAGTAAGTCACAGAGCGGAGCAAATTCCTCAAATGTTACTGTCAATAAACTCAAAACTCAAGAAAACTCTACCCCTGCTCGAGTCGTTAGCGACGCAAGAAAACTTAACCCCGTTGTACCAATGCGGGTGCGCGGCGTGCAGAAAAGTGTTGTGCGACAGCCAAACAGCAATGTTAAAGCTACTCGATCTACTCCAAAGTCTGCAACGCTTGGAGCATCTCATGCCTACTCAAAACCCCCAGCACACCCCATCGGCGACTCCAAGACCGTTTGGAACACAGTCTCAACCAAGGCCAACCCCTATTACGCCACCTTGGCAGACCCCTTTAACGTCATGGGAGTCAGGATACCAGACTCAATCAACTACCCCTCAGCAACCTTCACCGTTGTCAAACGAGTCACACTCGTTGCCACCTCGTCAGGGGTGGCGGGCGTGGCTCTAGGTTGGTATGCGATGTCTGGTATGACCAACAATGTGGGCCATTTGATTCCTTGTAACAATAACGACGCCACCAAAGCTTGGATTTTGGGTCAAGCTAATACTGCCAATGCATCCGTCACCGATGTGCTAGGCTCCACAGCAGCTAGCGGCAATATCATTACGCTTGACCAATGGCAATCAGGGACGCTTACCATTCCTGGTTTGTTTAGCTCAACTAGAC